AAAAATAAAGAAAACAAACGAACACTATAAACAATTAAAAGAACAAGGCAAAGCATTTCATACAGGTATCAAATACTTTAAAGAGAGTATAACAAAAAGTTATAAATACATTGGTGAACTATATACAGATGATTTATCGATACTAAGATTTAAAACTGAAGTTTATCGAGATGTTGCTCAAAATCAATTAAACATCTTTGACACATAATTTAGAAATACAACATAAATATTTTACAGATATTTCACAAGGCATTAAGTCATTTGAAATAAGACGTAAAAACAGAGACTATAAAGTTAAAGATATTTTAATTTTAAAGTCATTAGAAACAAACGAAACAATAAAAAAAGAAATTAAATATATATGTGATTTATCAATTTATGATATTGATCATATTTTAATACTAGGAATCTAAAAACAGAAACAATGGAATTTAACAAAAATTATCACAACAACGAGTTTAACTTTTTAATAAGTGAGTTAACAGACAGACAAAGATCAATAATGGATATTGATTGTAGTTTATCAAAATACGGATCAAATCTTAATTTACTGGTTGATCACAAAAAATCAAATGACAAAGTGAGTATAAACACTGTAAGAATGTTGTCAACTTTTGCTGATGTAAAATTAAACAATAGAGATATATGCAAATGTTTTATTGTACGAAGCGAGATCGACACAAAATTAAAAAAAACCACAAGTTGTTCAGTTGTTTATGAAATCAAAAACTATGCAAAAGTTCAAGACAAAACAGATATATCAAGTTTTATTGAACAAAGATATACAATAACAAACGACAAAGATTTAAAATTGTTTTTTCAACCAGAAACACATTTACAAACGAAAATTAAATTAAAAGACGTATTTTAGTATGACATTATTACAAGAGTTTAAACAGTTCAAGACATTAAAAGAAAAGAGACTATTTGCATTAAAACACGCAAAGTCACAATATAATAAAGAAATGTTGAGTTATGAAAAACTTTCATCGTTTTCAATTCATTGTTTATTTTATATATCAATAGGTAAAAAATACACACACAAAAGAAAATACATAGCCAAACACAATAAAGAAAGAGAATTTTAAAATATGAAAAACTTAAAACCATTAGAGATAGCAGACAGATTAAAAGAATTAACTTCTATTGATATATTTGAAAACACACGCACACAAGAAGTTGTAAAAGTAAGATCGTTGTTTTGTTATTTGTTAAGAGAAAAACTGGCTATGCGTTGGACTGCAATCAGTCAATTTTTTCAACACAACAATAAACCAATGAATCACGCAACAGTAATACATTCTATTAAAAACTATCATTCATATAAGTTAAGCGACAAGAAGATAGCAACACTTGAAGAAATGTTTACGTTTGATTCTGATTTAACAATTGACGAAATAAATAAAATCAAATACTTAGAAAGCAAAATAAAAAGATTAGAAACTCAAATCAAAGATATTGGATCAGATAATTCTTTATATACTAAACTTAAAAACATACCAGCTGAAAAAGAAGAATACATAATGAATAAAATTGATTTATGGTTAAAAGAGTTTGAATGGAAATCAAAACTTAATCAGGTATAAAATTATTAATAAAATACGTTATATATAAAAAGATTGAATAAACAATAAAATTTCAATTATGGATAAACGCAAAAGTAATGGTGGAGCAAGACAAGGCGCAGGTCGACCAAGAAAAGAAGATGAAATAAAGTTAATCGAAAAACTTGATTCATTAATTGATAATGAAGAAGTTATTAGAACTTTAGGCAAACAAATTTTAAAAGGTGATTCAAGGGCTATGAATCTATACTTTGGCTATCGTTATGGTAAACCAAAAGAATCTGTTGATATTACTTCAGATAGTGGTTTAAATATAAACTTCAAGGATCTTATTAAATTTAAGTGATTGAATTAAATAAAAAGTATTCAACATTATCAGGATCTGATGCAAGATATTTTATCGTCACTGGAGGTCGTGGTTCTGGTAAATCTTTTTCTATTAATCTTTTATTAGTTCTTTTAACTTACGAATCAGGACACACAATCTTATTTACACGTTACACTTTAAGTTCAACATACATATCTATTATACCCGAGTTTTTAGAGAAAATTGAAATGATGGATCTATTTAAAGATTTTCATATTACTAAAGACGAAATAAGAAACATAAAATCAGGTAGTAAAATAATATTCAAAGGCATTAAAACATCGTCTGGAGATCAAACAGCTAATCTCAAATCATTACAAGGTGTAACTACATTTGTACTTGATGAGGCTGAAGAACTAACAAGTGAAGATACATTTGACAAAATAGATTTATCAGTTCGTCAACTCAATCAACACAATAGAGTTATATTGATATTAAACCCAACAACAAAAGAACATTGGATATACAATAGATTTTTTGAAGACAAAGGTATTCAAGAAGGCACAAACGCAACACAAGACAATGTCACATACATACACACAACGTATCTTGATAATTTAGAAAACTTGTCTGAAAGTTATTTAAATCAAATAGAGAACATTAAAAGACGTAGACCTGAAAAGTATAAACATCAAATGTTAGGTGGTTGGTTATCTAAGGCAGAAGGCGTGATTTTTAGTAACTGGAAGATTGGTGATTTTAAAAAAGTTGGTGTAAGTGTTTTTGGACAAGACTATGGATTCGCATCAGACGAAAATGTTTTAGTAGAAACAAACATTGATTCAACAAACAAGATCATATATTTAAAAGAATGTTTTTATTTAAAATCATTAACAACAACACAAATTGCTGAGTTAAACTTAAAACACGCAAACAATAGTCTCATCATTGGTGACAGCGCAGAGAAACGTCTAATCTACGAACTCAAACAAAAAGGTTGTAATATTAAAGAATCAATAAAAGGACCAGGCTCAATCACTTACGGGATCTCTTTATTACAAGACTATGATTTAATAGTTGATCAACAAAGTATAAATCTAATCAAAGAACTAAACAACTACAGCTGGTTAGAAAAGAAATCAAAAACACCACAAGACAAATGGAACCATATTTTGGATGCTATTCGTTATTCTGTCACATATCAATTACAAAACCCAAATCGTGGAACATATTATATTAGTTAATGAATTGTAAAAAGTGTACACATAAAATGGTTTTTATAGGCTCTAATCAAAATGGTTTCTTATGGTTATGTCGCAAGTGTAATCATCTTAACTACGCAGACGCAAAAGACGATCCTCGAAGTAAAGTAAAATAAGTTATTAAATATTTTGTTAATTAAATAAATAGTTTTATATTAGCTGTATGATTGTAACAAAGCAGTCATATAAACAAAACAAACAAAATGGAACGAAAAGAACTTATAAAATTTATTAGATTTTTTGCAAGTAGTTTAATTTGCTTTTGCATTATATTATTCTGCTTAACCTTTGCAATCATATTTTTATTTGCAACTGTAGATATACTTCACCAAGCGTATAATCACTTTATATTACCTTATGAGTTATAACAGAACACAATTTTTACACAACTTAAACAAAACAAAAAGAATTAAATCATTTAAAAGAAACAACGATGAAAAGAGTAAACAAACACACCAGAGCAGGACAACAAGGTAAAACAATCTATTGTTCAAAATGCAATTCAAAAAACAAAGTATATCACTTCAGCTGGGCCGCCTTAACTTGTGGAGGCTGTAATGATATGATTGACAAGTATGATTTCTTATTACAACCAAGACAATACAGATCGAATCAAGGTAGATCAACACAACAACATAATTCATCAATGAAAGTAATCAAGATATTTGTTTTAATACTTGTTAGCCTTGCGACAATTAACTTAATAACTAAATTGATATGAAACATTATTACGAAGTAAACGGACAGCGTAGATATTACATAGCAAAGAAAATATCTAAAAAAGATAACAAAGAATCGTTTTTAAAAATATTAGCTTACGCAGGTCTTGGATGGGCTTTATTTTATGTAAGTTTATTTTTATTCTTACATTTGTTAGAAATGACAGTATGAGAAACAAAATAGAGAACTTACAAGACTTAGAATACACTAACAATGCAATAATACTTGGTGAACTCATTAACAAGTGGGTAAAATCTAAACCAAACAATACTGAGTTATTACAATTTCAACAATCATTTATTGATAATTCTTTTTATATAGCAGGATTACAAAATGATTTAATAGCTTGTAAAATGGCTAATAGTGATTACAGAGAACGAATGAACGAAGCGATTTATGATTTAGAATTAATTAAAGAAGAATCAAAAGAATACGAAATATGAACAATATAACAAACACAATAGAATTTGAATACGAGGGTTTTACTTTAAAAGTAAATTATAACTTCAGAAAAGGACACGCAGGAACTTGGTTTGAACCACCTGAAGAAAACAGTATTGATATTAATAATACTGAAATTATATCTTACACAAATGAAGATAATAATGTAATTGATTTAAATGATATAATAAAAGAAGAAATAATGTTAGACGTAGAGTCTTTCTTTTAAAAAGAAGTTTGTTTTGTTTGAAAAAGGGTGTTAGAAATAACACCTTTTTTTTGTACATTAAAATCATTAATTAAATACGTTATATAGATATGAATATTAAAGTTACGGTACCAAAAGATTTAAGTGAAATAACACTTGATAAGTATAAACACTATTTAGATATAGCATCTAAAAACAAAGATGACAAGTTTATTCAAGCTAAAATGATTGAAATATTTTGCAATATAAGTTTAAAAGATGTCTATCGTTTGAAGTATAATGACACATTAGAAATCACATCAATATTAACTGAAATGTTTGATCAAAAACCAGCGTTAGTTAAAAGATTTAAAATAGATAATATAGAGTACGGTTTTCATAACTCATTAGATGACTTAACGCTTGGTGAGTATATTGATCTTGACACATACATCGGAGACTGGGATAACATTGAAAAAGCAATGAACGTTTTATATCGTCCAATAACAAATAAATTTGGATCTAAATATTCAATAACAGAATATGATGCAAAAGACAATATACAGATTTTACAAATGCCAATGGACGCAGTCACAAGTTCTATATTTTTTTTTTATCGTTTAGGACTCGACTTGTCGAAAGTTATGATGAACTCTTTGGACAACAATCAGAACAAAGTCTTGACAGAATATCTCAGTTCAATTCCAGGTACGGATGGTATTCAAGTCTTTACGGACTCTCTGGAGGAGATATTACAAAATTTAAGTATATCACCAAACTAAATGTTCACGAATGTTTAATGATGTTAGCATATATGAAAGACAAAAACGACATAGAATCAAAACAAATAAAAAGTAAATTTAAATGAGCAATCAAGGAAGTCGAGCATTTTATCAAGCAACCGAAGCAATTAAAAATCAATTGTTGGATGATGTTAATGTTAATACAGTTACAACAGGAGATATTTCAGATGTTAATTTAAACAAACAAGATATATTTCCATTAAGTCATATAATCGTAAACAACATTACTCAAGAAGATGGTGTATTAAGATTTAGTATGTCAGTTCTTGCAATGGACATCGTACATCAAAGCAAAGAACTTACAGTTGACATTTTTGAAGGCAACAATGATCTTCAAGATATTTTAAACACACAACTTGCAGTGTTAAATAAATTAACACAAGTACTTAGAAAAGGAACTTTACATTTTGATAAATATCAACTTGATGGTAATGCGTCAATTGAATTGTTTTATGATCGTTTTGAAAATGAGTTGGCAGGAATGACAGCAACGTTTGATTTATTAATTTACAACGATATAAGTATTTGTTAATGAAATCAAATATAGCATACACACAACTTGGAAAAGCACTTACTAAATACGGTAAATATGTAATTCAACAATCGAAGTCTAATTTAACAAGACAAAAAAAAGG